AACCATGGTTGCAGGCTATTTCGAAGAAGTAAAAGACCGGCTTTATAAGAATGATTTAATTTATGTGTCATCCATAGACGATGTAGAACTTATTAAGATTACATCTGAGAATGGTCAGACACCAACCACATCGATTTTTGTTCCGGCATCCGGTGGTGCTCCATCTGATGCCACCTATATTACCCAGACTCCAAATATAGATTTGGCCAATGAACAGGCGCTATCTTTACTAGCAAGTGGCCTGCTAAAGAGCCAAACAGTCACTGGTGTTATCTCGGTTGCTACCCCAAATGTGGACTATCAGGTTGGAAGCCCAGCTTTAACCTCCATATCTGGACTAACCACAGCGGCTGATGAGATGATTTATACGACCGCAAGTAATACTTATGCTACGACCGGGCTTACTGCTGCCGGCAGAGCACTATTAGACGACCCAACAGCCGGAGACCAGCGGAATTCTTTAGGTCTTGGCACTATCGCTACCCAGAATTCTAATAACGTCACGATTACTGGCGGCTCAATTACTGGAATCACGGATTTGGCAATAGCCGATGGCGGGACGGCGGCCTCAACAAACACGGCGGCTATTAATAATTTAGTGAGCGGTGCAGCCCTAACAACGGCTACCGTGGCCTCAACCGACCTTTTGCTGATACAAGACGCCTCAGATTCCAACAATCTAAAGTCAGTTACGGTTCAAAGCGTGACTGATTTAACTCCAGCGAGCGTTAATAGCGGAACGGCAAATCAGATTGCATATTATGCAACAACAGGTGCTGTGGTATCAGGACTTACAGGTGGTGTAGGCACGGTGCTTGTCACAAATGACACGGGCGTTCCGTCAATGCTAGCCAATCCTGGAATAAGTGGAAAAGCCCTATTGTCTCAGAATGTAGATATACCCGTCTGGTCAACCTCAACTTTCCCAGGCGCAGTTTCTCAAAATGCTATTCTTTTTGGAAATACGGCTAATAGTATCTCGAGCTTCGTATCGGTTGTTCGGTCTGGTTTAACAACAGACTCTTCAGGTGTTCCCACCTGGATACCCTTAACAAATGGCCAAATCGTTGTAGGAAGCACATCTGGAAGCCCTGCTGCAGCAACAATAACAGCTGGAACAGGAATTGGCGTTACTAGTGCATCCAATGCAATAACGATAGCTACAAGTTCTGCAGTTCCTCTAGCGGTTACAGTCCCATTTACTGCGGCCCAATGGAATGCAATGTACGCCACACCTGTTCAACTGGTTGCAGCTCCAGGGTCTGGTCTTTGTCATATAGTTATTTCTTGCGCGATATTTTTTAATTATGGTGGAACTAATCAGTTCGCAAATGGTGGCGCTGTTGTACTACAGTGGGGAACCGCTGCAAATGGCGCTGGTAACTCACCTATAAACACTATGGCGGCTACTAACTTTACTGGAGTGGCCGATAGTTTAACCATGCAAACCGTTGTTGCAAAATCTAACGTAGCTAAAGTAAATTTTGACAATCTAAGCGTATGCTTATCAAATCAGACGGCTGCATTTACAGTCGGAACAAATAATACCCTTAATGTTGTCGTTTCGTATTACACGGTCGCATCAGGTTGGTAGATAGAAATTGAAAACATTTAAAGGAGAAAACGTATGACTTTTAGCATTAACAGCTTTGATAATGTAAGTTCTGGGGCAACAAGTGGGCCCAGAATTTGGGCATACGGAAGCACCACAGATTCTTTGGTAACTATAAGCCAGTCTGGATATTTTAATGACATAAAATTTAGAGTAGACAGAAACGATATGATTTTTGTGTCTGCCTCTGACGGGGTCGACCAACTAAAGGTCACTTCCGAAAATGGACAAACAGTCACTACTGCAGTCTATATGCCATCCTCAGGCGGAGCTCCTAATAATGCTACCTACATAACACAGACAGCCAGTAGTGACTTGCCAAATGAGCAAGCATTAGCTTTGTTGGCTACAGGATTATTGAAAAATACTACCACGACGGGAGTCCTAAGCTCGGCTGTGTCTGGAACAGATTATCAGCCACCTTTAAGTGGAGAATCGTTAACGGCTGTAACCGCCGAAACAGACGATAAAATATTAATTCAAGACACCTCGGATTCCAACAATCTTAAAACAACTACCGTACAGAGCGTTTTAGATTTGGTTCCTGGAGGAAGCGGGGTCTTTACTCAGCTAAAAACGACATTGAGTTCAGCTCAAATTTTAGACCTTTTAAATACTCCTGTTGTAGTCGTTCCAGCACAGGGCGCCAACACATTAATATTAATAAGCTCACTAACATTGTCTGGCGTATTTAATAGCATTAATTATACTGGCGGCGGAGAGCTTTCAGTCGCATATGACGGTTTTGACGGGACCGCTATGTATGAAGCAATACCTGCCACAGCTGTTACTGGACAAAGCAAAATAACATTTCCATTTCCTTTGGCTTATGCAAATGTAGTCTCCCATACAAACCGTGTTAATAAAGGCTTATATATATGGGTAGGTGGGGTATCTCAATTTGCTACTGGCAATGGAACATTAGATGTGTACGTAACTTATGAAGTAATAACAATTTAGATTAAGGGTTGAAAAATGAAAAATTTAATTACACATAAAGACGGTTCAGTTTCAATTATGACCACAGTATCAGATGATATAAATGTATTAGATGAAATGGACAAACTTGATCCTGCATACAAAGAAACTATAGATTTTATCTTGAAGATAGATGAAGAAGATATACCAAGTGACAGATACTTTAGAGATGCCTGGGTGCACAAGGATGAAAAAATTCATGTTGATTTAGATAAAAGTTTACTAATTCATCAAAATGTTTTGAGAGAAATTAGACGGCCAAAACTAGAAGCTCTAGACCTGGAGTTTACGAGAGCCTTAGAGTCAAATGATGAACAAAAGAAATCTGAAATATCAATTAAGAAAAATGAATTAAGAGATATTACGGTTCATCCAGAATTGTTAAGTGCTCAAACACCAGAACAAATAAAGAATTTTAGACCAGCGGTATTATTCGACTAAGGTCGAGCGGAGGACACATGTCATCACCACCAACAACCGACATTGAAATCATGTCAAACGCAGTAGTCCTGTTGGGCCGAAAACCTTTCACGACTATTGATGATGCCAGCGAATTTGCGGTCAGCGTACAGATGTTCTATGACCTCCTTGTCTCCTCTGAGCTGGCCAAGAATATGTGGAAATTCGCCACGAAGATTGTGGATTTATCCCAGGTTGCAGGCTTTGACCCAGACTTTGCTTGGTACAATACCGCTTATGACCTTCCGGCGGATTTTCTATCCCTCGTTCGCGTCTACCCAGATATTCCGTATCAAATATTTGGTAGGCGCCTATATTGCGGCTCAACAGGACGTCTTCAACTAATTTATAACTGGAATGCTCCAGTCACTTATTGGTCAAACCCATTTAAAGAGTACATGGTTTATGCGTTAGCGGCCAAGTTGTCTCCATCCGTCACAGAGAATCCGGCGTTGACCCAGATGATGATGATGGAAAGAAACAGCACCAAGGCTATAGCTATGTATGTTGATTCTCAAAACTCTCCAAGCGTTCCAATTCAAAGCATTCCGTGGGTTGAAGCAAGGATGAATGGAATCTGGCCATGGGGAAGTTCCGGTGGAAACTTTAACGGGTGGGGTTAATAAATGGCAACTAAGCAAGTTCAAGCCAACTTTAGCTATGGCGAGTTAGACCCTAAATTATTATGTCGACCAGATTTTACAGGATACTACAAAGGTGCCCGAAAACTTCGCAACGTTCTCTGCATCCCTCAGGGAGGCGTTAAGCGCCGCTTTGGGACAGAATATGGTAATACCATTGTTAATACTGGTAGCGCTAATGCTCCTGTTACCGATCCTGATGAAATAAAAAGTCTCATATTCGACTTCACTAGGACCAAGCATTTCTTAATAGTGCTAAGACCCAATGGAGCAACGAATGTGGCTTTTGATATCTATTTGGAGAATGTCTTACAGGCTACCGTCACATCTACGGCCTATACAGCTGCCCAAATAGATGAGATGAACTTTGTAAAAGCTCAGGATAGAATAATCTGGCTTCACAAAGAAGTTCAGCCAAGGCAATTGGCCAGGGGTGCTAATGATGCCACGTGGACATTGACGGCAATTAGTTTTGCTTATGTGCCCACATTTGATTTTTCGGTTATAGATGGTGTGAGTTATCGAACAGGTGGAGCGTATTTTATCGTTGGCGCTACAACCGGCGTGAACGTAACTGTCACAGCTTTCCTTTCTACGCCTTTTAACTCGGGACATGTTGGAGGATTGTTGATAGGTGGCGGTGGGGTGATGAGAATCTTAGCCGTAGACAGCTCAACAGTAGTCAGAGGAACAATTCTAAATGACTTTGACACCGACTTTGCCTTCCCAAATCTTCTATATGGAGTAGATTCTGTTCTTCAAAGCAAAGCCTGGGGAGATTACACGGCTGGCGTGCCGGCTGGAAAGAACAGAGGCTGGCCATCCCTTGGAGCTTTCTTCCAAAACAGGCTAGTTCTAGGAAACTCTTTAATGTTACCTAACTTATTATGGGCATCAAACGTTTACGACTTTTATAATTACAACGATGAGGATGGTGGGGATCTTGATGCTTTCTCAATCGGTATTGGATCTAATGGGAATGAGGAAATCCAAGATATTGTGGCAACCAAGGCCCTGGTTGTACTTGGCTTCTCTGGCGTATATGCTACTTCTTTATTCGTCGACTTGCCTATAACGCCTTCGAATGCCTTTTTAAATGAACAATCACGTGATGGAGCTTCGGCCTTAGATGCGCAAATCGTGGATAACCAAATTTTTTACATTGATGAGAATGAGCAGCAGGTACGCTCGGCGAGATATGACATTGCTACTTCTAGCTTTAATATCTTTGATGCTTCTCTCTTATCACCTCAGGTTATTTCCGACCCTGTATCAACTGCTTCCCTCAGGCCAAAAAATGATGATGGATCTTTCTATATTGTCGTTAACACTAATGGGACCATAGCTATATTCCAATCACTAGAAGACCAGTCAGTTAACGCGTGGACTCTTAGCGATTCACGTGGAACTATATTTGATGTCTCAGCTTCTAGGGACATCGCCTACATGACCGTTAGGCGCTGTATAACAACCGGAGCAACTACCACCGGTTTAGCTGACAATATCTATACGGCAAATGTTAATTTCCAAGCTATAACCGATATTACAGCCGATGCCGAAGACCCAGGTGTGGATGTTGGAATATTCTCGGCTGTATCAGATTACATAATCATTGGCCACGAATCACCTTATTACAGAATTGCGGTTACATTAGATACACCAGCTAGCGCTAGTATTGACCCGACTTTTGAGTATTTAGACCGGTTTGGAACCTGGACTAGTTTCACTCCAACCGATGGAACATCAGGATTTACAGCAAACGGTACTATTTCTTGGGTGCTTCAAACTGATATGCGTGATTGGGCGCCCAGAGATATATCTGAGAATACATCTGTTCATGTTCCGCCCGATAGCGTTCATGGAACAGAAACAAAGTTTTGGATGAGAATTAGAAGAAACACCGAAACCTTAGTTACTACACCAATAGAAGATAGCCTTTTCATTAATATTGGGAACAGAGTTTATTTAGAAAATATCGACTTTGACCAACCGATGGATTCTGCATTTATCACTCAATCGGATTCCAACGGATTGGTCACCGGATTGAACCATTTGATAGGCCAACAAGTATATGTTCTAGCAAATACTATTCCAGAAGGACCGTACTTTGTAAGTGCAACAGGAACAATCACCCTTAGAAACCCTTCTGAAACAACAGATTCTGTTCAGGTTGGAATTAATTTTATTCCTGAAGTTATCCCTATGCCGTTAGTTGTTACCGAGCAATCTGGCGTTAATATATTCCAACAAAAACTAATCAAACAGATTTTTATATACTATTACAATTCAATAGGTATATTAGTAAATGGTCAGGAAATACCTACTTTGCAAGTTGGGTCTTTAGTGTTAGATCAAATTCCAATACCAGTTACTGGATTCTATGATTTGACCCCAATGAGAGGTTGGGATCCAACAGCAGAAAACGTTATTACTCAAAGCTTACCGTTACCGTTTACGGTTATAGGTATCGGTTACATTGTGGAGGCATCATGACAGGCGAACCCGTATCATCAGCATTACTATTAATGTCGGCAGCAACGACAGGTGTCGGCTTATATGCGTCTAGCCAGCAAGAAAAACTTGATAGGTCAATAAATGCTGCCGAGACAGAACATGCCAGATTGGCTGGAGCTGAAACAGCCCTTACTGCTAGCCGAGATTTTAGGACGGCACTATCAAGTCAGCTGGCGCTAGCCTCCCTTAGGGGAGGGTCCGGAGGGTCATTAGCTCAAACATTTGGGTCAAGGTCTATTGCCAATTTCTTGTCTGACCAGAGATCTCTTGAATCACAACAGAAATTCCTTGGGATTAAATCGAACATCCGGAATGCTGAGATAGGAAGTCAAAGACTTGCTAGAGATGTTTCA